TGCAGCTAGCGGGTTAAACGGTGCAACGAATGGTGCAGCTTTAACTGCAATCTCTGCTATTTCATTTGGCATTAATTTTCTTAATCCTTTTTTAAGTGAACTTCCTAAACCATATTGACGTCTACCATCCATACCCATGATACCACCATACGCTGCCATCTGTCTGTCAGGTAATACAGGTCCTGTAGGTTTAGGTGCAAAAGGATTAACTGGTTTTGTTGGATCTTGTGGTAATGGTTGACCGCCTGTCATTTCCATCATCATTTCTTCTATTTGAATTATTTCATTATCGGTTAGATCTTTTAAAGGTCTACCAAATTCTTCCATAGCAATAGTTTCCATTACCATATTTCTTTCATCCATTGGATCTGGCTCTGAAGCCATCATCATTTGTTGTATTTGTTCTGGAGATTTAGGACCCTCATCACCTCTATATCTGATAGATGGTGCGTTAGTCTCTAGCTCTTCTGAAATTTGTATATCTTCTATTCCCATGGTTTTACTAGTTTACTTTGTTTTACTGAACAAATCAAGAGGAGGCATAATAACTTTTACGTCTTGCGCCATTTCTTCTGCCTTATACCCTTTGGTTTCCCAGTCTTTTCTTGTCTTAAAAACTTCTCCAGTTTCTTTGTGTCTATATGTTTCTTCTACTTTAGCGTCATATACTTTCATTATGTTGTTACCTCTTTCTTAATATTTAGATAGCTAATAGCTACGTCAAACGAATCTGATGTGCTTGACTGCACTGTAAATGTTTTACCACCTTCTACTATTAGCGGTTGTGTTAATAATTCTTTAGTTTGATTGGCTGTTAATGCTGCTGATTTAATAGCTGTAATACTGTTGTTTAAAATAGTTACACTTGGAGTACCAGCTGATGTAACAAGTATAGATTTAATAACAATAGTTTCATTGACCGCAGGAACACTAGCACCTAATGGTGTAAGTGCAGCACCACTTGTACTATTATCTATACCTACAAATTTATATTGGTTTACTACTGCCATTAATCTAAAAAGAAGCTTCTAGCTTCTATCTCCTGTTTTAATTCTTCTTGAAACGTTGTGTTTAATTTTTCAAGAACAGCATCTAAATCTCTAACTAAAGATTGTGCTACATCTTCTTCATACTCTGAGCTTGCTCTAGTTAATGTTTGTACTATCTTAGCCATTATGTATATAAATTTTTAGCTCGTTCTAACATTACTTGCAACATTTCATCTGTATCTTGTACACCCATAGCTTGTAAGTTTACTACTTCGTTAGGGTTATCGTGTAAATATCTTAAAATTAAAGAACTATCTTCATTATTCAGATTATCCGGTAAAGCAATATCACCTTGACCATCTTCAAGATAAACACCCATAATGCCATCGTCTCCTCCGTCTCTCGATATATAGTTTCCTTGTGAATCCATATAATAATTAGGAGATGTGTTACCAGCAGCGTCTGTATAACCAGCTAATCTGTTTGTCATATAATCTTTATAACCTTGTAAAGTTTCAGGATATTTTGTTTGATTTAATCCCCTAAAGTAATCTATGTTTTTTTTTAAACTAAGGTCTCTAATGGGTTTTAAGATATTTAAACCCGTTGTAACAGGTGTGGGTAAACCAAAAGGTGCATTAATTGTTGGAACACCATCATTATACAATGTTTCTAAACCTGTTACACCTACACCAGTAAGATAATCATTTCTTGATCTTCTATAGTCATCCCCTGTTACAGGTTTATTATCTATGGTGTCAGGAGTGTAGGTAGTTACCGGTGGTTTATATTGTCGGTAATCAGAATTCTGTCCACCGCCGCCTCCGCCGAGGTTTCCTCCACCTGTATTAGAACTTTTACTACTACTTTTACTTTCAGCACTACCTGGTGCTCCACTTCCACCTTGATATTGACCTGAGTTATCTCCGCTGACATAACTACCACCACCACCAAATGCAATTCTTCCAACTCTTTGGCCCATTGCGTACATCTGTCTAGCTTGTTGTAATCTTGTAATTGACATTATCTTCTTCCTCCAGCATGTATATCTAACCTAAAAGTCCCTAATTTCCAACTAGTATCCACTGCTGTGTTAGATATTGTAAGAGCGATAGCTCTTGCTCTAGCTCTTGTATCAACTTTGCTTGTAGAAGTTGTTACTGTAAAGGGACCAAGTGATGAGCTAGCTGCTGCATCATTAGAATAATTTCTTAAATCTAGTTGTATAATAGCACTTCCTTGTTGTGATATAAAATCTGGTATAATTCTACTAACTCTCATAATGTTTTCACCATCACCTCTAAGATCACCTAAATTAGTTGCAGCTCCTCGTACAACTTTTTGTGTAATATCATAATCCCCTGATGTAATGTTTGCCGGAATAGCTGTTGTCACTCCAAGTCTTACTTGGTTAACACCTGTTTCATGTTCATAGTAATATGAAACTCCTTCAGTGTTTCCTGTTACATCAAAAGAAGTATTAGTATCTGCATCATATTGAGTTGCATGAGGTAAACCAAATACAGCTGAGTCTTGCCAAGTAGTTCTAATAAATAAAGGACTTGCGTTTACAAACCATATAGGTCGTTTAGCAGTAGAATCTAGATAACTATATGTAACCGATTGAGTGTTAACATTTGAATTAGCTTCTGGATAAAACCATGTTACTTCTCCAAACAAGTTGTTAATACCTGCATAGACCATTTGATTAGACGTGGTGTTAAGATTGTCATAAACATAGTCCTCAACTAAACAGTCCATCGATTCTAGTTTACCAGTGTATCTAAAGAAACCATTATCAGACATCCAATACGCAGCGCCGTCAACTTCAACAGCTGCATTTTTACCAATCAATCCACAGTTAGTACCTACTTGTTCAAATGCAAATGTAAACGGAGTTCCAACAAAACGCATGGTAAATAAAGATGTATCAGACCAAACATAAATTGCATTTCTACCAAGTTTAGCTCCAATGATCCGTGATCCGGCGGCCAGTCTTTGTGTACCAGCACTATTTTCAGCTGTTGGTGTGTAGTCGTTAATATTTTCTTGAGAAGAAAAACGTATAAACATTTCATCTTGTGTTGACTTATCACCAATGGTTGTTTCTGTACCAAAGAAAACTAAGTGACGATCGGGAGTAGATACTAACATATCACGTGACGCTGTTGGTGCACCTGATATAATAGTTGCTCTTGTAGTTACAGCATTTACTAAATCTGAATCCCATTGAAAACACTCACCATTAAATATTAATGCAATAGCTGTGCTTCCTAAATTATCTATAGACCACATACCTGGTTCTTCAACTTTATCCGTAGTTGCTGCTGCTTGACCCCAGGCTGAGTAAGAACTAAAATTAGTAACTGTTGCACCATTGCTATGCGAGGCGTTAGTTGTTCCTCTAACATTTCTAGTAATTCCTGTAAAACTAGTAGCGGTGGTTCCTGTGTAAGATATTTCTTCATTGTCTACTTGTATAAAATTAGTTCCCGTACTTGGAAATCCTGTTGTGCTCGCTACATTAATCGTAGTTCCAGTTCCACCTGTTCCAGCAGAGTCAGCATTTAATGCTCCATTTAAAGTTGTTGTTTGTGGATTTGTAACTGTGCCACCCCACTGTGATATACCATAACCAAAAACTCCAACCTGATCAGGAGGACCAACATGATAGTATTGAAAATAAGTTATGCCTCCAGAAGTAGCTGCACCACTTCCTGTTTCATTGCTAGGCATTGTAATAGTAAGTGTAGTTCCTGAAGGAACACTTGTTACCATAAATTTTTTATCTGCAAAATCAGAAGCTCCAAAATTAGAGTTAGTAATAGAACTAAAAGTACTTGTGTCACCAAATAAAATTATATCTCCTGTTTCAAAATTATGAGCTGAGGCAAAAGTTAGTGTTACAGTTGGTTCTCCATTAGTTGTACTAAACGCGTTAGTAATAGCTGTGCCTGATGGATTAACTAAAGGATGTATATCATAGTATACTCCTCCTGTATAAACATATAAAATCCTGTTAGTTCCAATTAAAGAATATTTAATACCTGTTTTATTAACCATATGATGCAAACCTCTAGCCGCACCAGTTAATTTACTGTCGCCTAATTGTGACCAACCACCTATTTTTTCAGGTGTACCATATCTAAAACGAACGTTTTCGCCCCCTGTCCATTGAGACTCAGCGCCGGTAGATGTAACTTGTTTATTGAATCCGGGTAAAAAACCTAGTTTTTGTAACATATAAAAATCCTGTTTTTAATGGTTTATATTAAATGTGACGCTATATCAAGATCTGTAATTACAAAATTAACTTTGTCAGAGCTGTGTCAGAACCTAATACACCTCTGTAAAAAGTATTAAAAGATAAACTTATTCTAATATTATCTCCTTTTTTAACATCCACTCCATGATTTAATGATGAAGGAAACATAAATAACTCTCCTGTTTTTGCTGGAAAAGTCAATGTTTCAGAATTCCAAAAATTATACTTTTTAATTAAGGGTTTAATAGTGTGATTAATATTTGAATTATAAAATTTAATGCTATCCTTATTACAATTAAAATATAATACACCGGATATAATTGAATTAGAATGTAAATGTTTATGATGGTATTGATTCTCTTTTGTATAATTTAACCAAGATTGAGTTATATAAAGTTTAATATTATTTTCAGGGCAAATAATTTTTTCTAAATAATCTTTGCAACAATTTTCTAAAAAAATTTTTATATTTTTTAATTGTTTTCTATCTAAAACATTACTATCTTCTGTATGTATATTGCCTTCATTTTTAATACAATTATTTTGTTGGTCATTAACAAATTGTAATTCTTGTTCTGTAAAATTTCTGTCTATATTATTTATATAAACAGGAGTAGGAAACAAACCTAAGGTTTTTATCATTTTGGTAGTATTATATTCCAGTCAAAATCTTTCAGTATATCTTTTAATTGAATATCTGATTTTTTATGCTTTTTAATATACTCGTGAAGCTCTTGAGTATCAACAATAATCCACTGACTTAAACTTTCAATAACCATTTTATCTGATTTACTGAATATATTACCCTTTTTATAGTGTTGTCCTTTATCATGCATAATAGGACTTAAATCAAATTTTAATTTTTGATTATGAAAAAGGCCTTCTACATCCCATCCTTCTTCTTGTTTTTGCTTTTTAGTAGAAAAAATTATATCTTTTAAATTATCTTGTATAAATTTATTTAGTTTCAAAAACTAAATTTTATGATGTTGCTAAAACCCAATTAACTGTATCTTCATCCCATTCATATCTTTGTCCATCATCTGGATAAGAAACTGGAGCATCCCAAGTACATGAAGTTTCATTTAATACCCAACTATTAAATGGTTTAGGTGGGATAAATGCATCTCTTACAGGATCATAGGTATCACCAATAGCAGCATAATTTTTTCTAAATGCTTTAGATTGATCAGCACTAGGTGTTAATGAATCTGGTTCATAATGAACTCCTCCAATAGTATTGTAAGAAGTTTGTTTCCAATTTGCATCTGGCTCGTTGTGATGATTTCTTTGAAAATCTATTCCAGCTTGTTCAGTAACAGCTATATCATTTGAAACAACTTCAACTGTTGTAACAATATTATTATCATCTAATTTTACAAAATGTGCCATAATTATTGAAACCTATACCTTATAATTACTGTACCAGAGCCACCGCTTCCACCACTTCTGCTTGTGTCACTACCAGCTCCGCCTCCGCCGTTACCTCTTCCACTTGTTCCATTTCCTCCACCACTTGAACTATTGTGAGTACCACCTATAGCTCCAGCTGCGTATGTAAGAGAAGAACCTGTAATATCATCTGATGAACCACTTCCAGCTGATCCTCCACTGTTACCACTGGCATTACCGCCGCCACCTCCTTTACCGCCGCCACCTCCTGCTCCAAGAGAAGCGCCGCTTCCACCACTATTACCTTGACCACCGGTACCTGATCCTCCAGAACCAGAAGAACCACCTCCACCACCAGAGCCACCACTATTACCGCCAATGACAGGAGCTTGTCCATCTCCGCCGCCACCGCCGCCAGTTGTGCTTGTACCAAAAGCAGATGAAGTACTACCAGATCCACCATTACCTCCGGCTGATCCACCTGATCTTCCTGATCCACCGCCACCAACTACGATACTATAAGATTGTTCAGAAACAGATTGACTTGTAGAAGTAAGCATACCGCCTGCTCCACCGCCACCACCAGCACCTGAACCCGGAGAGGATGCTCCACCGCCAGCGCCACCGGCAACTATAATATATTCAACATTATTATTATCTGAATCAGTAGCTTCTTGTGTTACTTCAAATGTACCATTGCTTGTAAATGTATGAACTTTAAAATCACCATCTGTGCCAATAGATCCACCAGTAGCTTCTAAAAATAATTCTTTACTACCGCTAAAACCAAAACCACTTGCTGATGCTGCTCCTTTAGTTCCTAATAAAGGCATTAAAACTCCTTATGCGAATTGTGTTTGTGCCGCAAATACTTTAAATGTTGCATCACCTGTTTTAATAATTGTATAAGTATAAACATCTACACTGTTAGCATTTCCTGCTGAGGGTGCTGCTCCACCTTGCCATTCTGGTGTAACACCAGATCCGTCAATTTGTACAGCTGAATTGTACTTAGCTGATGAGCCATTAGTTACTAAATGTGCAACTGTGATAGACTCACCAGTATCCATAATAGTATTTAAAGTTGTAGAAACAGATCCTCTAAAATTTAAAGTCCAGTTCCCTGAAGCATTTGAAGTAAAATACCATACTGCTTGTGCTAATACATCGTAGTTAACAGTTCCTGTAGCTGCCGTAGCTTCTACTGTAACTTTTTCTGCAACACTTGCAATTTTACCTTGACCATCTACAGTAAATCTTCCGTAACCGTTAGGGGCTACAGTCATGTCAGCGTTAGCGCCATCTGTGATAGTAACTGTTCCTGAGTTAGTTCCGCTGTTTGTATCTAATACTAAATCATGAGCACCACTTGTTGTAAGGGTAGCTGCAGCTGCTCCTGTACCAAATACAGTTTCTCCTGTTCCTTTTGGTTTGATAGCAATGTCTATGTTTGAATCATCACCTGTTGCCGATAATGTTGGATCACCACCTGTTGCCGCATTAGCAACTGTAAACTCATTAACTGCTGAACCTGTAGCTGTTAATAAAAATAGTTGATTTCCATTACTGTCTAAAATTGAAGTTGTAATTTTAGGTGATGTTAAAGTTTTGTTTGTTAAAGTTTGTGTTCCAGTAAGAGTTACGTCTCCATCTGTTGTTGAAAAACCTGTATCAAAAATACCTGTATTTGTTGCAACACCGTCTGAGTAAAGTATTTTAAATCCTTTTTCTCCTGCTGCCCAAGTAACTGTTGCACCTGAACCAGATATTGCTTTTATCTGAACTGTAGGAGTACCTGCACCATCTGTAGTAGCATTATTAATAATGTAAAAATTTTCCAAGTTAACAGGAAGAGTAACTACTTGGTTACCTGTTATAGATCCTGTAAGTTTTATAATTCTGTTTTGAGCTTTACCTGTTAATGCTCCATCTGCTACAAGTAAATTAGTGGTTTGTGCACCACCTGCAATTGATTGTTCTACATATCCACCAGAAATTTGTTCTACTAGATTTAAGTTTGCGTTAGTTTTTGTTCCCCAAGTACCGGCATTTTCACCGGTTGCCATTAGCTCTATACCAAGCTCTGAATAAGTTGATGCCATAATTTTGTACTCCTAATAAATGTTATTTATATTGTTTAATTATCTTAAAGTCAAACACAATTATGCAGGTGTTTTGATTGTATAACCTGTACTAGTTTTAGGTGTTTTATTTGTATAACCCGTACTAGTTTTAGGTGTTAACTTTTCATAAGTACCTGGAAAAGATATTCCTGTGCCATTGACAGTAGCTTCAAGTTCTAAACCAGTTAACCCTACAGACATTTCTGTAGGAGAAATAGTTCCTGTACTTGCAGTTGATGATACTCCTGTTAATGGAACTCCTATTCCAGGAATGATAGATCCTACACTAGAAGTAGATGATACTCCTGTTATAGGAAGTATTAATCTTTCAACTATTTCTACATCTCCAACACTAGAAGTAGATGATACTCCTGTTAATCCTATAACATCAGCTGGAGAAATAGATCCTACACTAGAAGTAGATGATACTCCTGTTAATCCCATAACATCGGCTGGAGAAATATTTCCAACACTAGCTGTTGCATTAACACCTGTTATAACAGGTGTAGAATCTATAACAAAACTTAACGAACCAACACTAGATGTTGCGCTAACACCTGTTGGAGATACCACCGATGTTAAATCAAAACCTAGAGAACCAACACTAGATGTTGCACTTATTCCTGTTGGTTGAATTAATTTATTAAATGAATCTCCATAAGGTTCTTCACCCCATCCATTTCTACCCCAACCAACTAATGTTCCAGCATTATCAAAATCTCCAAGTTCTGTTAAAGCTTGTTGACCTGTTGGCGTTATAATAGAAGTTAAATCAAGAGTTAATGATCCTACTGAAGATGTTAAAGCTGAAGGAGCAGTTAACGGAACATCAACTATGTCTTTTGCGTCTACGCTTCCAACACTTGAAGTTAAACCAAGTCCTGATAGCTCTACTGCATATTGTACACCCCAACCAGAGTTACCCCATTCTTGTCTGCCCCAACCTTCTTCGTTAAAAGCTTCAAGGGTTCCTACCGCAGATGTTAAACCAAAACCTGTTAAAGCAATTACAGGATCAAAACTTTCTCCCCAAGGTTCTGTACCCCAATCGTCTCTACCCCAGCCTTGTTCTGCAAAAGAAATTACATCACCTAGTGCTGTTGTTGTTGAAACACCAGTTAATGTTATGGTTTGATTATTCTGTAGTCCCCACTCTCCTTGAGACCAGGTTGTGCCGGATTCATTCCAAGAATTGGCCATAAGGAGTTACTCCTTATGCTATACGAAGTATTGCGTTAGATGCGTCTGCTGTTGGAAATTGAATTGTAAAAGTTCCACTCGATACAGTTTTGTCTCCACCAAATGCAATGGCACAAACTGCTCTATCACCGTTTGTATCATTGTATATTAAACAACCATTAGCTGTGAATGAAGCAGAAGTATAACTAATATCTGCAAAGTCACAACATGCAGTGTCTGTAGATAAAGCAGGAGTTACACTTGTAAGTGCTTTTCCTCCAGCAACATAAGCAGATCCTGATGTGTTAGAAATTTCGTTTGATGTACTATACGCTGTTGTTGATTTATTTAAAGTAGCGCTACTTGTGTATAAAGCCAATTTAAAACTGTTTCCAGATGACGCTGTAAAATTATGTAAAGCTTGTAAAACTTCTGTTTTAAAACTGTTACATACTGCCGATGTTATTGCCATAATATTTTTCTCCTAATTACTGAGGCGGTGACTCGATTGGAATTCTTAATGTACCATCCGTGTAATCGTCTCGTCTTCTTCTTCCAACTTGCATCGCTGCAAACTTTTGTAGTTCAGTTTTATATCTATTTTCATACAGTGTCAACATATCTGTTGGACCTTTTAAAAACATAAATGCCTCTACTAAACAAGCATATAATAGTCCTTGAGGAAAGTAATTACTTACATAAGTTCCGCTAGTATTAGTCTCTAAACCAGTTGGTTGAGCATTATAATGAATGATATATTTGTAATTTTGATCTGGTGTAGGAGCAACAAATATAGCTCCTGACGTAGCAGTATTAGTACCTGTTGTAGCACCACCAAACATAGAGTAATATTTAGGAAGTCCTGTCGTATCTTGACCTGCAGTACCTCCTTCAGTGCCCGTAAGCTCTCCTACATACTCAGTTATAAAAGTTTGATCACGTCTTTCTAACCATACTCCTTCACCTGTAGTAGCACTTGTTG